CCATGCTCCGCTTGGGCCTGTTTATGAAATAAGAAACACCCATTTGGTGGTTCCTAAGGAATTCGATATCCTTATAGAATATGTCACATTCTTCAATTGTAACTCAGTTATAGTGCTTCCAAACGGCGATATTGTCGTTCGAGCTACAGGAAATAATTCAGGCAAGAATAATACAACCACTGATAATTCCATACTACATTTTTTGATAAGAGTGTATCTTTCTCTAAAGCTCCTTCTGGAGTTAAACTTAAGTTTAACATTGTCCAATGTGTTTTACTATTTTCACAATGCAATTTACAGCGATGACTACCTTGGGGGTGTTCAACACAAACTCTTGGGGGTTGCAGCAGAACGGATTCGGGAGGTCTCTGATGAGACTTACCTGGAATTCGGTATCGTGCAAAAAGCCACTGCAACAGTCATAACTGAAAAACTTAAAGGAGATAAAATCCCGAACTTTAAACATCAATTTCTCGGCAGCACTGCAGTGTATATGCCTGTTCTCGAGCAATACATTCCTTATCCAAGAGTTGGAAAGGTCTGCAGTGGATTCATAAATAGCTTCAACAATGAACTTGGTGTGGTTGATCAATTTGTTCGTTTCCTTGTTTTAACCGAATTGATTTCTATGGATGATGAAATTTACCCTGCCTGTGAAAAGTTTTTACAATTTTTCGTAGATAAGCATTTTTCTTATTCCTGGCAATTTAAGGAGGTTATGAATGAGCTAGAAATTGACGAAGTTTCGAAACGGAACTTCATTCAACTTTACACCGGTTATGAAGGATTTTGTTCTGGTGTTTTAAATTTTTTAACCAAGAACTCGGAGGAGGTAGGTTTTAAAATCCTTAATTATATCAAGCAAAATGAGTCAAACAAATCCCTTGAAAAAGAAAGTTCAAAAATCAAACTCTGCCATGATCCAGGGCAAGAGTACAGTCAAATCGGTTCCCCAGAGGAAGCCGGTTACAACAACTAAAATCTCCAACACTTCAGTCGGAATGGTGTACACGCCACCCGATTGTGCTATGCATTATATGGGAGCCCTATGCAATCCCTTTGATGCAAATAACGGTGCCTGCGTTCCAGCAGATCTGTTTCCTTTGCCGTCCCAAAAGACAAAAACTTTCGTTCGCGGAACATTTGCTCTTGGAACCACCGGGTACGGCTTTATTTCGGCAAACCCTCTTGGGACTAACGACAACGCAATATTAGGTTGCACACAGGCAACTTCCGTGGGAGGTGGAGCAACTAGTCTCGCCGCCTATACCAACACAGTAGGTCACTTTATGGCGCAGCTGCCTTTTAGCAGTGCCGACTATGCGAGTGGCAATGTCCAATATAGACTTGTCGCTGCGGGTATAAGAGTTAAGTATGTCGGAAAGCTACTTGACCGAAACGGAGTTGTCATCAGTTTCGAAGACCCTGACCACCAAAACGTCAATTTGTCCTCTTTTGACCAAATCAGTGCAAACCCCAGATCAGAATTACTGAGAGTTGGTGACAGACAGTGGGATCATGCAGTCTGTTATTCTGGCCCAGTTACCCCATCTGAAGTTGAGTTTATAGGCAACAATTATTACACACCTGGTCAGACACCAATGGTCATTTTAGCCAGAGGCCTCCCAGGTGATGTTTATGAGTTTGAATACTACCAACACACTGAATTCATTGGTTCAATTGCTGTTTCAAAATCAAAATCGCATGCCGATGGGCCGTCTTTTGGTAAAGCCCTTGAAGCCGTGAAAAATGCAACTGAAGCCAAGCCTTTGAAGCCTTCTCTCTTATCAACTGTATGGGACAAGTTCAAAGCAGCAATGTCGAAATCCCTTCCTCAGATCGCCGAGATGGCCGGGGGAGCTGCCATGATGCTTGCCAGGAACCCTGCTGGTGGGCGTATGATTATGCACGGAGGTGCTAGTCTTGTTGGGAAGCTTCTCAATGGTGGAACAGATGAGCATAATAAGGTTCGGATGTTAACTGCCCCTATCGTGGAAGAGGTACCTTAGCTGCGTAAGCAGCCCTGAAGGAAAACAGTAAAACCCCCTAATCGTGGATGATTTTTTGTCGTGCTGAT